CGGAGCGTGTCGCAGGTGAACTCCACGCTGGAGGCCTTGACGCGGATCTCGCCGTTGGGGACGACGACGAAGTAATGATCCCCCGTGCGGGTGATCTTGCCTTGAATCGTCTCGCCGTTGTTCAACAGCAGCACCCCGTCGCGGGGTACGGGATCGAAGGGCACGACCTGGGCGGCGACCTCCGCGGCGGTTCCGGCCACGGCGATCAGCGTCGCCACGGAGAGCGCTACGAACGTCAATGTCTTCTGCTGAGTATGAAACGCCTGCCTGGAAGCCTAATGCCGCGCTTACGCCGCGTTCTCTAAACATATCAGCCGAGGCTGCGCCGGCTGAGTACATTCTGATCATCTGTCCGGTTACCTCTCCTACCGACATACCTGTTCCTGCTGCAAGGTCTACGATTATTGGCATTAGCTTCTTTATTTCCTCTGATCCACCGCTTACGACGGCCGAGAGATTTGTCGCGCTTGCCATGATTTCCTCGTAGGTCTTAGGCACCCGGGAAGCCAGGTCTGACATATCCTTAAAGACCTTATTGCCCTCCTCCATACTGCCGAGCAGGAGTTGGAGCCTTACCTGGTATTGTTCTACGGTGTCGCCTGCTTTGATTAGGGTATCGGAGAGTTTCTTGATTGCGTAGGTGGCACCCACTATGAGTGCGGTGATCTTGATCCAATGGCGCTGCATAAATGAGCCCATTTTGTTAAAAACGGACGATACTTTCAGGGCTTGAGCTTGCAGGGCTGTCATGCTGCTTTTCATCTTGTTTGTTGCTAAGTCGCGCATTTTCAGGATGATTTCAAGTTCGTTATTGCTCATTTTTTCCCCTTGCTCATTTTGCCTGCTATTATACTGCTCTCCTGCTCTATTATGTCTACGATGTCGTTAAACTTAGCGCCCTGGTCCATCCATCCGCCCTGGTCCGGCAGGTACCCTTTTTCGTATCTCCTGTAGGCCCTTATGTATTGGTATGCTACCGGGTCTACTATGCTTAATGGGCACCTGTCAAATTCGTACTTTCCTACTCTCCAGTGCTTTCCTACGGGGCTTGGTTTCTCGCATCCGTAGAGTTCTTTTTGGCCATCTGAACATTTATTGCAGTTTAGCTCGAGATACGGTATCCAAATAGCCAGCGTTAGTTTTTTCTTTCGTCCTCGTCCACGTTGTTTATGTTCTTGATCTGCTCTGCCAGTTCTTTTATGATATCGCCTGGTATAATCTTGAGTACCTCATCGGCTACTACGTGATATACCTTGCCGTTTACGTTCCGGTCCTCTGTCTTAAAATATACCGGCTTACCGTCTGCCTTTATGAAGCCCTCAAACCCCTTTAGGCCAAATGCTACGAAATCGAGCTCGCTTTTGCCTAAATTAAAGGACGCTTTTGCCTTAGCCTGGCCCGGCTGTGTTGGGTCTGTTTCGTATTCCCAGGCTACGTCCTCGAGTTGCTTACGGATCCGGGTGTCAAGTATTCCCAGGTGCCATTCTGTCTTTGGCTCTCCGGCGTCTAATTTTGACACGTATTTCACCATACTGCTTAGATCTAATGCTTTTATTGCCATATATCCTCCCTCTTTTCGTTTATTCCTATGCCAAGGCTTACGTCAGGGCTATAGAAATCTCGTCATTCCCACTGTTGCGTGCGATCTGGATAGGTAACGTGAAAATCCTAACCCCATCCCTGTCGCCAAGTTTTGGGGCTCTCAAATAGCACTTGGGAGCTGTTATAGTCGCAATATTGCCTGCGTCTGATCCGATTGCTATGGATAGCGCTTTTACTGTGCCTGAATGGAAGTAACTTAGGAAGTCCGCGTTTGTTTCTGCGCGTAGTACCGCTTCCAGGGTTATTTCGCCCTCCGGGTCCCTGTCTGTTATACAGAAGCCCTTTATGCCCTCTGTTTGGTTCATATCCGGTCTTTCGGCTATGACGTTACCGAGCTTAAGGGTTATCTTCTCACAAATGGCCGCGTATGATCCAAATGTCATGGTCAGGCCTTTCATGATCGGTGGGTTCGGGCTGTCAAATGTAGGTGATGCAATAGCCACGTCTGTTGGTATGGCGTATAGCGCCTTGCCTGAGAATACCTCTATTCCTGGCTCTCCTGCTGTGAGCTCAAGCTCGTAGTCATTTACGCATCCGAGTAGGTTGTAAAGTAGGCCGTCTAAGTGTGTCCTAATCGCACAGCTTTCAAAGCTACTTGAGCGTGGTGCATAGGTTACGCTTGTAGACGATACTACTGTTTCCTGTAGTCCTGCTGCCTTGTATAAAGGGCCACGCCTTGGCGCGGTTCCTGCGGAGCCGGAGCCTCTTAGGTGCGTCTTTAGGCTATATGCAAACCCTGTCTTACCTCTTAGTTCCTGGAATCTTGACAGGTCATCGTTGCCGTATGGCCTTTTTATCATGTTGGTTTCTATGTCCGGTGACTCAAATTCATAGGCCATTACTGCATTGTCGCCCTCTGTAGGCGTAGGATCTGTGCCGTATATGCTCTCTACCTTTGCTAATACTACAGATTTTTTGGTTAGCATTGCGCTCATTTCACTTCCTCCTTAGTAGATGTATGTGTCTACTATTTTTAGGTTTACTGTTAATAGAAAATAATTCTCTAACGCCTGTATGTTCCAGGTGCTATATTTTAAAACCCTTACGAAACTTGACCAGTTGGCAGGCTTGTCAAGCGTCTTGAGGATTGTGTCTTTTTTTCTGTGCATATCGTCCCGGTTTATGACGTCATTGTTAGCTGATTTATCAAATGCTATCTGTGCCTGCCAGTCCTGGATATCGTAGAACCGGTCCACGATCGTTTCTGAATCCTCCTCGTCCATTTCTCCGCCTAAGCAGTTAAGTATAAAGGTATTACCGTATTCATTGCTTGAAGCGTCTGTAAAATTAAAGGCTTCCTCTGATTCCTGGTAGCCTAAGCCTTTTAGTAGATTTGCCACGCCTGTTTTTACTGTGTCATAATTTGCCATATCATTTGCCTCGCTGTATGGGTTCGATCTCTGTGGTGTCAGCCGGCAGTAGCATACACTTGCAATGCTCCCGGCATACGGTTGCCCCTGTTCTTGGTAGGCCCCGGGCCTCCCATTCGTCCCAGGTGGCTACTTGGTTATGCCTCTTTATGCAGTCCGGGCAGGTGTTAATAAGGACCGCTACCCACCGGTATTTTATGTCCTCTATGCCTAATTCCGACACTTCTGCCATATCGCGCATGCGGTTAATGTTACCCTTTGCCGTTGCTTTCATTCCGCTTAGGAATTCTCCGAATATCCGGCCTTTTGATTCCAGGTCTTGTAGGAGTTCTTTTTTTATAATGTCTTTAGCAGTCCCGGATGCCAGTCTTGATTGAACGTACTCCTCAAGCGTGACCGATGTGCGCATAGCCTTGCCCTCAAGGTGTATCTCTAAGATATCGGCTTCACGGTCTAATGCTTCGTTAAAAAGTCGCTCATCAGGCATTTTCTATGGTCCTTTGTATCTTTGCACGCATAAAGTCCATTATGTCCGCGTGCATACCCTCTGTTATGCCGAAGAAGTTGAAAAACTTGCGGCCTCTTTTGCTCTCTACGCCCTTTATCTGTAGGCGCTCTGCTATGGCATTGCGTGTGTCGTTTATATATATACGCACAGAGGCGTTTCCCTTGCGTTGGTATTCAAATGATCGCCTGAGTTCTCCTGTTTCTATCAGCGGCCGGGCATGTCCCTTTTTCCTTATTGTATATGGCTCAAGTGGTGGAAACTTCTTGCCCTCTATGTCCCGGTTGTCATCTATGTTCTTAGCTAACATTGGTATAACTATTCGCTGTGCTACAGCCAGGAGCTCTTTTTGGAAATTAAATTCGGGCAGGTGCATGTCTGATTTAACTGTCGCTGTTATCATTTTTGAGTTCCTGGTTTAGCTTCGGGTCATTGCTGCGCTGTATTTTTATATCTTTATCCTTTGCTATGTGGTCTTTGACTACCTTTGCCAGGTCAAGTCCTGCGTCAACTGCTCGCTTCACAAACTTGTCATTAATTATTTTTTCTACCGCTTTTACTGCCTCTAACATTTCAGCTTGAGGATCATTAATTATCTCATCTATGTCTAAGGCGGCGTAAATCTTAGCGATCTCATTGTCAATGTCCGCTTCGATCTCGTCCATTAGGTCTAAGTGCTTATGCAAGCTCTTGTCAAGCATAGTATTTCCTTATTTTATCGCCCCATTTTGCTTTGAATGCTTCGTGCCTCTCCCTGGACGTCCTAACGTATTGGTCCTGGCCCATTATGCGGATAGAGGAGTTTATCTCATGGTAGTATTTCCCGGTGTATGTGTTTATGCCGGCTACGTATTGGTGTATGCCGTTCTCTCTCATCTGCATATAAAGGTCTGAATCCTCCCATCCGTAGCCTACGCCTGCGAATGGCCCGTCCTCCGGGAAGCTGATATTGAAGTCCGTAAACATTGAGCGCTTGAATAGGCCGTAGAATGCTATTGCCTGGGTGTGTCTTTTTGGCTCATATAAGTTATAACAAAATTCTTCATAATGTTTTTGGCCATTTTTATTTTTCTGATCTACGAATCTATTAGGATAAAATCCTATCGCATAAATATCTATATTATGTTCTAAGTAAGCAAGCAAGCAGTTTATGCTATTAGGTACTGGTACTATATCTCCGTCGAGTAACAAGATATAATCGCCCTTAGATGCTTGGATCCCCTGGTTCTTGCCTATTGAAACGCCTGTATTTTCCTTGTTCCTTATAGTTGCTATATCCTTGCAGGCATCGTCAGAGCCGTTGTCTATGATTATCACTTCGCTGTCTATGTCGCATAGGTCGGTTTTTAGCACGTGTAGCGTGTCGTGCAGCGTATGTTGGCAGTTCCATGTCAATATGTTGATTGATAGCTTTAGCATCTTGATATCTCCATTGATGAGATGCCGTATCCTTCTTCGTCATCTCCTGTAATGCTGCCCGACTCGTCCTCGTCGTATTCAACTTTCATATTCGTAAATGAGTTTTTATGCTTTTCCTCATATTTCTCTGCGAGCCTGTTCCACTTGTCATCAACGTCATCTGATATGTCCTGGCATATCTTATGTAACGTAAGGTATAGCAACGGATATTTAATCTGTGAGCTTTCCAGAATCAGGGAGTGCCTCTTGCCTTTGTTGTAAAGCATGGTTTCTAATTCCTCGAAGCACTGCTGTATCTTGGCTGTATAGGCCTTTACTATCCGGTATATGCTTGTGTTGTCAGGGTTAGTGGCCCAATTAGGCGTTATGGATATTACCCCTGTAGACTGTATGGATCCTGTAATATCGCGCTTCTGGCCCGCTCCTGTGCCTGCTAAAATCTCTACTATGCCGCCCTTCCAGTAGTCGTCTGTTTCCTTGCGTTTCAAGGTGTCAGTTATTGTTCCTGCGGCTCCTGCTGTAGCCGTTCCTTGCGCCTGCGTGTTTTGTTTTCTTAGTGATTCCAGTTCGTCATACAAATCGTCATCTGTTATTGGAATTGACAAGATGCTTTTTACTACATCGAATAGCTGCGTTTCGTAGTAGGTAGTACCATTATGGACGTATTCCCATACTGCCTTGTAGTTCAAATCATGATCTGCTGTGTGTGTAGCGGTCAGGGCGTATGTCATCTGTCCTGTTGTAGCGTCTACGGTGGCATCTGCCTGGGCCTGGAGCGCTCCTCCGTTTGGTGTGGAAAGCGTAATCTTAGCGGACGTAGGCACGATGGGCCTGTTGCTTTCGTAGACGGTCAGTCTAATGGTATCCGATTTAGCTTGTAGGAATTGCTGCTTCATTGTTTGAGCCTCCGCTTAGCTTTTTACGTAGCTTATCCGCACCGCTTCGTCTGAGTCCGGGGCAGCCGTAAACGTGAACGTGCTTGACGTTGTTTCTGTCCAGTCCACGTCTTTTGTCTGTTGTACGCCGTCCATATATACCTCGAGCAGGCCTGCTACGTATTCGTGGCCGCTCGGCAGCGTAAAGACTTTATTTGCCCCATCAGGCGTTTCCACCGGCGATTGGTTATATTTTATTCTTGAAGTATCCAAATCTAAGCCCCTAATCTTGGCGTTTACTGCTTTTCTATCAGTATTAGCTTTTGTGATAATTGATGTTCTGTTTGATTTAGTAACTTTAAAGACGTCGCTCATCCTGATAGCCTCTTGATGTTTAGCTCGTTTATCGTGCCTTTGCCTCTTTTGCACTTGAATTGGCATTGATTACATATCGGGTGCAATGGGTCATAGATATTCTCTATGGCAAAGGACGCGGTAACCATAGGCTGCAAGACTTTTCCTGCGGCTCTCAATGCGTACATTTTCTTCCAGTCGATAAGTTTGTTACCCCAAGCATCGCGCTTTATCCGCATTTTGTTTATCTTGTATTTTATGCATACAGACGCGCTAACGTTTTGCAGCAAAGGTGCAGGCTCTCTCAAAAAGATATCCTCGCGAGGATCTATTAAGTAATGCCTGGGGCATTGTATTTTTCTGATATATGTCGGTAGCTCTATAACAGCCATCTCTTATCCTCGCTGTGCGTGTGCCTCGCCTACAGTCTTAACCTGGTTCGATTTTAGTATGTTATGTATCGCCTCTACGGATTGCCCTGATGCTGTTGCGATCTGTTTAAGGTAATCCTGCATTTTCTTTGTATCTTTGCGGGATTCTTCCTTAACAGCTCTTTTTTCCGAGAGAACCTTCATTGCTTGCTTGTATTCATCCGTCTTTTTGTATGCCTCTATCTGTTCCTTTGTAGGCTCATCTGCTGAAAGCCTAATGCCTAAGTTCCAGAACAGCATAAAAGATTTTTCCGCATTATACGGATGCAATGGGCCTATTCTCTTGCCGTCTTTAGTCCATAAGGATATATTCTTATGGTCCGTTATCTCAACTACCTTTATCTTGTTAGCGTCAACGCGGCCCTTGGTTCTTATCTTTTTCATTTCATCAAAATACTTGCTCAAGCCCTGATCTGCGATATTCATGTTCTGTGTTTCCTTGATAGTCTGTAATGTTTTCTCGTCCATCGTCGTATGCTCCTTTTTCCTTTTTAATGGAGGAGGCTGTTGTTTCAGCCCCCTCCAAAGTTTTCCTCGTTAGAGTAAGCCGAGATTAAACAGTATCAAACTGCATCTCGTTTCCGTGCTTGTTTCTTAGGATTGCTTCACCCCAAATCTCAGTACCAACTATCTTAGTCGCGACCTCTGATGCGTCGCCTTCGATGTCGATTCTGAAACCACGTTTTTCAACGTACTTTATGGCTTCCCTTGAAATAGCTGCGGCAGAACCATTGTTGTTCGTCAAGGTGATGTTAGCGTCAACCCATAGGTTGAAGCCTAATGCCATGCCTGCGAAACCGTACCGGGCAAAGTCCTCACCGACAGTTCCGGGGCCCTGGGTCTGTATTGCATCGCTTGAGTTATCAAATAGCGATATAAGACCGACAGAACTCCAAATCTGTAGCGGGTGCATTACCAAGTGATACGGAAGCGGCGCGAAATAGGTTCTTAGTGAACCGTAGGCATCGTACAAATCGGCCGGTGTGATGTTGGTTGCAGCTGCGCCCTGGTTAGTCGTTAGGGATGTAAATAAAGCCACAAGGTCTTTATCCCTGCGTGTTACTATACATTGCCCTATCAACTTACCGGCTACAGCGGCCATGTCATCCAGGGTAGCAAGCTGCGCAATCTCTTTCAACTGCACATATGCACCATGAACGCCAACAGTCGCTTCGCTTGGTGATGTTTCGTCGTGCGTTCCACTATCCAGGGCTTGAGAAGCGAGAGAATCATCGGCCTCAGATGTTACCTTCTGGATAAATGGTGTCTGATGGGTTACGCCTGCGCCCGGGAATGGTACATTTGTAATCAAGGGCCTTACTACATCCCCTTCCTCGAGCTCAAGTAAAGCGCTCGCTACTATTGTAGGGATCGCTTCTGTCAACGTGGTGGTCGTGGTATCTGCCATGTTATTCCTTTCGTTTAAAAAGCGTTAAGGCTAAACAGTTCGGCTTATGTTCTTTTGAGTGAAATAGCCTTGTATTTTTGCCTTGAGTTCGCCTGCCAGCTTCACGTTGCGCTGTGATATTGCTTGCATGTATTTCGCGTTCAGATCTGCCAGTTCATCTGAACCACCTGCACCTGCTCCGGCAGCACCTGCGCCACCTGCGGCAGTATTTCCACCCGCACTTTGACTTGCTTTTACCAAGTGTGGGCGTTCTGCTAAAAACTTCTTGACTCCCTCTGTAAGAGTAACTGCTACTTCATTACCGACCTGGTCTTTTCCTTTCATATGCGGAGTACCGTCATCGCTCAAGGATACCAGTGATTTCAAAACTTCTTTTGCTTCAGGATAAGCGTTCTGCGCGGCAACTTCTGCGCCCAGGGCGTTATCTATTTTTAGGGCTTTGAAAGCATTGTCTTTTTCTGCAAGGGCTTTAGTATAATTTGACTCTTTTTCTGCCCAGCTCTTTTTAAGCTCCTCGTAGTTCTTCTGTGCTTCTAATTCCTTCTGCTTCTGAGCGTCCTCGTTCTTTGCGTGCTCATCTTTAAATTTCTTAAGATCATCATAATCGCCATACTTATTGCGTTCCCTCGACAGCCTCTCTTGTACTACTCTATCAACGTCAGCCTGGGTAAACGCTTTTTCTCCACCGGCTGCGCCCTTGTCACCGCCATCGCCTCCTGCTGCGCCGGATCCTGATCCAGCCCCTACTTCGCCTCTATTGTTCATTAGAATAGAGAACAAACCCATGTGTCCTAATACTCCTACTATACCCATAATCCATAACTTGAACATACTTCCCTCCCCTATTTACCGCCCGAGTTGGCGTTGTCAGTAGCTTTTAATTTTAAACGATCAAAGAGTCTGCTACCTGTGGCTCCTGATTGTTCTTTTTCTTCAACTTGTGTTGTATCGGCGATCATCTTCTTTAGTTCTGCCTCTGGTATGCGAGGAAACTTCTTCTTAATAAGTCCTTCCTTGATCGCTAAATTAAACGTCTTGCCAAGCTGTATCTTTAGTAATCTCTCCGCATCGTTCAGGTCATCATTAAGTCTTTGTACAGAAAACTCATCAGGGTAGATAATGGAGCCGTCAAATTCTTTGTTTTCCCATTTAGCGAATATCCTCCATATCTTGCTTTCCGCGTCCTGGAGATTATCGGCTTTGTCTGACAGGGCCTGGTTTGTTTCGTTAAAATCATATGCCTTAGATACTCCTGATTCTTGTACTGCGTTCTGGCCCTTAAATTGCGCGCTACCTCCTTCTAATTTCGCAAGTCTAAACATGGCCGATATCTGCTTGTCTATGTGCTCAAACATAACAGTTGCGTTCTCTCCTGCCGGGCTTATAAAGGCAGGCGCGTTTCTCTCTGCCGGATATAATAAGGCCTTACTTGTACCGACTCTTAACTCGTCGTATTCGCTTGATTCGCCCTGTATCGTAAGAATGGCAAAGGTCTGCTCTCTTAGTATCTGTTTTAATTCAGAGCAGGAGTTGTATAAATCTCTTGCAATATATACGATATCAGATATCGCGGAGATGCCTAAAAAACTTTTATATTTTTTGCTTTTCTTATTGACAACACATACG